TTATATAAATGGAATGTATCAAATGGAGATGATGTTCAGGTAGAGTATTGTTGGTCATCTGTTGATTATTGTATTAAAATAGTAGAAATGAGAGTTAATGGTAAATTTCATCGTGAAACATGGATGTCACAAAAAGGTAGAGATGAACTAAATACACTCTTACTTGATGATTATATGAGTAAGAAAAAAGTAGCATAGTTGTTACAAACTGTTACAATTCATTTGTTGTTTATTTGCAATATAATCACTAACTTATAGTATGATTGGAAATGATAAAAAAGGAGATTTTATGAACGACATTACTCAAGGTTACCAACCACTACCAAAAGATGAGTTAGGTTTTGATGTAACAATTCACGAAGAAGCTAATGAGGATTGTATTGCTTGTTGGGGTGAT